TTATCTTACTCCTGGTACTGTTCTAGCACCTTGAAGTGCTACGGCATGAATAAAGCCGGGGTCACGTGCAACCATTTGTTTGAAGCTTAATGCATCTACTGCATTGATGTTATACACCACTGTTTGGCCACCAGTTAATGGATTGACTGTTGCTGGGCCGCTAACTAATTCTGGGCCGCGTTCTCCCACAACACCAAATCTTCCTGCAGGTATAGATCCTCCTGTGGCAAAGAATCCAGCAAATAAATTGCTGAGTATTCCACCTCCGCCTCCACCTCCGCCGAAACTTTGTGCAATTAATCTACGAATATTACTGCGTAGTAATTCTTCTGCAATGCTGGCAATGAAATTCTTAAATTCAAACTTACCTGTCTTGGCAAAGTTTACAAACATATCTTCCATACCCCTTGTGGCTTTTTCAAATACACTCTTAGCTTGCTCGGCGGCGTTGGTTGCACTTTCTACATAGCTATTAAATGCTTGTGTCCAACCATTGCTCCAAGTTCTACTGGCTTCGTAACTGGCAGTAGTTTGTGCAATAAGATCTTTGTTTCTAGCACTAGCAGCTGAATAAAACTTAGCTTCTTCTTCGGCGCTAAGTGCTTGTAATCCTAATCTACGCCTAGAACTATTTTCTCTTTCAATTTCACTGCGGGCCAATTCTTCACTTGCACGAGAAACATCATATATTTTCTTTTCTAATTCTGTCATGGTCATCTTGGCCATGTCATCTCGGAGATCCCTTAATTTCTTTTCGCTATCAAATATAGTTTTGGCACTAAAGTCTTGTAAGTTTAATCTTAATTGTTCAGCGGCCTTTAGGTCATAATTAGCTCGTGTTAGATTTTGAACGACACCAATTTGTTGTTCATAATTTTTACTAATATCTTGTATGCGTTTTTGTATCTCAGGTAATGCTGCCAAATCATCTTTATTTTTGCTTTGGCTCTTAACTCTATATTCATCTAAAAGTCTATTGATTTCTTGGACATAAGTAGTTTCTAAATCAAATAAACTTTGTCGGATGGTCTTTTGTTGGTCATTAACACCAATCAATGCCTGTTCAAAATTAAGTCTACGCTCTAATTCTGCATTACCACGTTTGTAATTTAGAACTTGTTGGTCTAATTGCTGTAGATATTTTGGATCAACAAATCCTCCAGCAGCTTTACCTTTAGTTTTGTCAAAACTTTCTAGAAACTTATCGTATTCTTGCCTATTCTTTTCTATTTCTTTACGGGCACTACTGTTGCTATCGCCTAATTGTTTAAACCAATCAGTAACTTCTCCTAGGCCCATTAAGGTTAACGTGGCTCCAATTAATCCTCCGATAACTTTAGCAACGCCACTTAGGCTTTGAAATACATAACCAATAGCCTGTGCCCAACCACTAAATCCTTTTCCAGCAACACCAGCAACAGCAGCTACTTCACTTATGGCCTCTCCGGCATTTTTTATTACTGAAAATGCACGACCTAAAGTTCCTATAACTAGGCCAAATGCGGCCACAATACCTTGGGCAATACGGCCAACAATACTAAAAGCCGCAAATGCCAAAACAACTTTGCCAATAACAGCAATGGTATTGCCCCAGCGATCAATAAAGTCATCAATGTTTTGTGTGATTGAATATAATGCATAACCTAACCCTCTAATGGCTTCAGCTAGACTTTCAGCTGTACGTGTATTTTGTTCAAAATTATTAAATGCAATACTGGCAATTGTTTTTAACTCTTGAAATGCGCTGCTGATGGTCGGAATTGTTTTAGCAAATCCCTGATCTACTGCGTCTTTGGCCTTAAGCAATGCTTGTACAACTTGCTCGGCTGATATTTGGCCAGCGGCTCCTAAGTTCTTTAATTGTCCTACTGGAACACCTAAACTATCTGCCAATATCTTAGCAACCGGACCAAGGCCTTCCATAACTGAACGTAATTCGTCGCCTTGTAATCGTCCTGATTGTAGTGCTTGGCCTAATTGTAATAATGGACCTCTAGCTTCACCTGCACTAACACCACTCATAGAAAGTGCTTTGGCCACGGTTTCAGTTATTTGTGCAGCTTCAGCTTGACTCACACCTAGGTCTTTACTACTACGTGCAATTCGATAGTATAAATCGCTAACGCCCTCAAGGCTTGTTCGGCTTCTTATGGCAATGGCAGCTAGACCATTAAGTTGTGCAGCTGCCTGTTCTTGGCTATCAGTTAATTGTATTAACCTATTTCTAATACTAGTAATGCTGTCGCTAAATTGTGCAAGGCTGCTTAAACTAAGACCAGCGGCTATGGCACCAAATGCGCCGGTAACAGTTCCTATGGCATTTTCTAAAGTTTTAAGGCTTCTAACTGCTTGTGTTGTGTCGGCATTTACACTAAAATCTAAATCTGCCATGTTATCTGCTCCTTAGTATTCTTCTAATGCGATCACGCATCCATTCTTTTGTTGGCTTGCTCATGCCTCGCGGTGCTTGTTGGCTATAACCTTTATCCAATCTAGTTGCATAAGGATAACGAGCACGAATAGTTTTATTATTTTGTAAACTGGTTCTTCGACGTGCATTACCTGTGTCAATAGGAGTTTCTTTAATAAATTGCATCAAAGTTTCTTTAGGCAGTTCTTGCAATTTATCTTGTATCCTTTTTAATGCTGGAGTCATTAAATTTCTATTGACCCTTATGTTTAAACTAAGCATCTTTTCGCTCCTGTTCCTTAACACTATTGAACATCTTTTGAAGTTCAGTTTGGCTAGGAATTTTTGTTGCAGGTTTTAAACCCTGGCTCTTTTGGTACTGTACTTCTTCCCATTTAGTTGCTATATCTAGCACGTAAAGGTCAAAAGTACTGGCTCTGGCTAATGCTTCGGTTGGTAAACAATTATATTTGGTTGCGAGGTTATGTAAAGTGAGGACCATTTTAATTTCCTGTTCCTCCCAATCTATCCCCTCGCCTATTACTTTCCCAAAGTCTCTACAATCCTTGAAATAACTTTAATTAGGATTGGTGTTGGTAACATATTATCGCCAGAGATAATTTCTTTACCTTTTTCATCTAAAATTAAATTACGTACAATGCCAATCATATTAGCAGGATCATTCTGACTGCTATTGGCTAACTTCATAAAAACATCTAATGGTTGGCGATCCCATGTCCAAAATTCAATGGCTTCGCCAAACTCTTTTAGGATTTCACTATCCGAGAGTTCTATTTTAATTAATTGGGGTTTAGCTGCTAATTGGTTAAGTTTCATCTTTTAATCCTTTTTTCTTTCTATCAGTTTATTAGCTGTAACTAATAGGAAACTAATCCTACTGTTAATCTTATCTATGTCTCCGCGGGCACAGTTAAGTTCATTCCTGGCCTTGGCCAATTCTGCAATCAGACTACGCAATAATTCCTTATCGCTCTTTGTATCTAGAATGTCCATCGATCTTCCTTAATGATATTTATCGTACCTAAAAAAATAGGGCCTAAAATGGCCCTATTTTGCGACTTGAATTATTATTCAGTTGCAGAGGCTGTGTACTCACCAGTTACAGTAATTGTAATTGGAGATACCCATACTGGACTGTCAGCACTAATAGTTGGTGCTAGGCCAGTGATATAGCCTTGTCCTTTGATGTACTTGTCACTTGCGCCTTCTTCAGCAACTTTTAAGCTGAAGGTTACAAGTGTCTTGTTACGGCTTAGACCTAATAGGCCTTGAGCAGCAACAGTATCACTTTGCACGGATGCAAGAGTAGTACCAAAGAATGTTGCAGAGTCTACAACTAAGTTCATGCTGATGCTGTTAGTAGAGGTTGTAGCAACCTGTTTCTTAGCAGTAGCATCTAGTTGGCTCCATGTGAAAATATCATTAGCTGCGTTAACAGTAATGTCTTGTAGCGCAGGGACAGTAAGTGGACTTCCACCTAATGTCAATGTGCCCAAAGCGATACCACAGTCAAGTTTTAAAACGATTTGGCTGGTAGTACCTGGTGCTGGATTAATATATGCCATGTCGGGCTCCTTATGTTAGTTTTGTGAACCTAAGTTCAATTTGTGTAATCAACATATCCTGATTAAATTCACTAGTAACATCACTTTCTCTGCGACTCACGCCTTCAATTGTAGATATATTTCTAGCTAGTTTAATGTTGGATACTAAGCTGTCATAGTTTGCGGGTAACTGTTTTGCATCTGCTGCAAAATAAACGCTTATGGCAGTAACTTCAGTGTTAATACTAGTGCCATCAAATGTATGAAACAATGGATCATGTGTAATTTGTGGTCTATCCACATAGATCCTTTTGGGATTTGTTAGATACAAAGGATTACCACCACTACTCCATGGTAAATCATCAACAACACTGAAACCTCCAGTGGCTAATGATTTAAGGTAATCTAATATGGCCTGTCTCATCGTATTCTCTTGAGGTTATAAAAACCAGGATCTTTTTCTGTTGACTCAACTGTGCCGTCAGCATCAAAGTCATACCAATCTCCAGCTTTGACTAATTCACTAAAAAGACTTTCGGCTTTGTTAGTGTAATAGCCCATCTTCTTACGTTCTGCTGAGTCTTCGTTGCCAAAGTCAGCTACTTTAGGAAGAATGAATTCACTTAATGCTGTGTAAACACAAAGGTCAGTGAAATCATTTTCTCGCGCCTTGATACGGTTAGCATTAAGTGCGGGAATATCAGCTCGAGTCTGGATACCAGCAGTAGAACGATTAGTATAATAGTCCTGCCACCAGTCACTGGCGCGAAACTTTGTGAGTATGCGCTCAGTTGCCCTAGTTAATAATGTTTCTACCACGTCGTCAGTTAGGCCCTCATTGCTATCAAAAAGTCTTTCGTCACGATTGTACACATCTTGATACTCAGCGAAACTAGTTACTGTACCTGATATTGTAATAAAGGCCATTACCGTCTCCTATTAAGCAGCGTCTTTGATTAGAACACCACGACCTGCATCAATTAGACCAACACCTGCGTGTAAGCTAGCAACGATATCGTTACCAACTGCTTCAGCACGGCGAGCAACTTCTAAGTTGATGTTAGCTTGCATAGCGATACGCATTGCATCAGCACTGAAAATAGCAGCCTTAGCACCAGTTACACCAGTGTTGGTTGCGTTCAAGTAGCTGGATACAAAGAACTGTACGCCCATGATTGTTCCAAAGAATCCGCTACGTAGAGCTTGTCCTTGGAATAGGTCACCACCAGCATAGCTAGTAGAACCAATTGCAGTCATAAGAGCTGCGTAAGAACCAGCACCAACAATACCGAATAGAGGACCAGTTTCGCCAGCGCCACGGATTGTACCAACAGCGGCAGCAATTTCTTCAACATCTAAGTCGCCGCTGGTAATTTCTTGGCCAGTCAAGCCACCGATAACAGCCATAACATCCTTGTCGAATGCGGCACTAACAGAGTTACCTAGTACACGACCAATTTCTTGTGGGTCAATGTTACCTAAGTCGCGAACAACGCTACGAGCAGCGTAGACATTGCAGCTGATTGTGTTCTTAGTATCAGTAGAAAGAACTGTATCTAAATCAACACCTGGGCTTGCTTCGCTGGTTAGCTTAGTTGCTGTAACAGCAGCAAGTTCTGGAACCTGTAGAACACCATTAGGTGCGTTAACAACAGGAATCAATTGTCCGCCTAAGAATAGGGAACTTTCGTGTGCAGCATAAACTGTAGCTGCTTTTACTGGAACAAACAGGGCGTCTGTGTTGAACCCTGAGGTGTATGCGGAATTAGCCATGGTTAATCTCCTTTAAATTTGGCTTAAATGAGGCCTTTTGCTCTAGCCTCTTTGTAAATTTGTCTATCAGAAGCTTTTGTTAAATCCAATTTACTTAGATCAACACGACCATTACCAAGTGAGCTGGCTTGTACATTAGTCTTAGTATTAGTTGTAGCAGGACTGGATTGTACAAAGTGTGGGTTTTGTTTTAAGAACTCATCCACCAAATCCTCAACGGTAATTGGTGCACCACGATCATTGTAACGCACAGATCCTTTTGCATCTATGACTTCTACTTCACCATCTTCATTTAAACGAACACTTCCTTGCAGTAGTGTTCTAACCTGTTCGGCATTAACAGCACGATACTTGGCAGCGGCACCTAACAAAGGAGTATTCACTTTATATTCTTTGATAATAGCGTCTCTTTTAGAGATTTCAGCGTCCTTACGACTAGCAAGTTCTTGCAAAGTTTTTTCAAACTCACCACGCTTGATTTGTTGCTCTGTTTGGCGCTTGGTAGCTTCTTCACGAAGTTGTCTAAGCTCCTCTGGATCACCTAAATCTGCATATGGTTTAAGAAGTTTCTTTTCTAATGACCCTTTCATACGGGCCATCATATCATCTACTTCTTTTTGCGTATAGCTTCTATTATTTTGTGCCTGATTTTCTGTATCGCCAGTGGTATCAGTTACCGAATCGTTTACCAATGTATTGTCTGACATTGTGCATCGCCTCCAATGAGTTGTATAAGGTATTTATTTGACCTTGGAGTAAATGGTATTGAAATAGGAGTAATTAACGCTTTTTAGGCGGCTTCTTACCGTTTTTCTTTTTAGGGTACATGTTATTTTCCTTTGCGTGTAAATTTAGCTTTAAGACGCTTAGGTGCGCTAGCTCTAGCTTGGCTAAGTGCAATAGCAACAGCTTGCTTTTGGCTCATACCAGGATGCTTTTTCATTTCGTAGCTGATATTACGACTTATTGTTTTTTGTCCGTAACCTTTTTTTAGTGGCATTTTTTCGCTCCTTGTGTTTAGGATGTATTCGATCTGTGTGTGTACTGCTAATATAATCAACGAGGTTAATGGCCCAAGCAGCAAGCCTAGTTTTTGTCATTTTATTCCTAGCCATGTTGTTTTCTATTTTGCCTAACAAAGCATTACAACCACGGTGTAGGACACGGCGTACAAGCCCTGTTTTATGGTCATGGTCTAAGACCGCATCACCTTCTATTAGTTCCCCACATAAGGCACAACAATTGTTTTGCTGTGCCAATTGGGTTTGCCTATATTCTTGGACCTCGGTATATTTTAACCTCATTGCTTATCCGATTCGCTCCCGGATTACTCTTCGCCTTCTTTATGATACCAGCCTAAATTGGCCAATGCCACATGTTCTTCTTGTGTTTGTACTAAACGCTCTTCGCCTGTGACAGGATCTACCATAATATGCGGAGCAAATTCATAATAGTCTTCGCCTTCAGGTACACTATTAGGTTTGATAATTCTAGCATCTCTAACAGTGGCCAATTCATCTTCATCTAGATCTAACCAGTCTAAAAGTTTAGCATCAATAGCTGCAATTACTCTAGGATCTGTAGCAGCTGATTTGGCTGTTTGCAATTGTGCAACTTCACGGCCTGTGTCACGGATATTAAAGCTGCCTGGATAATCGATTTCGCCATCCCATGTATAGCCCATGTAAGCAGCCCAAATATTCCAAATGCCTTCTTCAGCCAGTTCTAAATTGTCTGCACTTTCACTTAGGCGTGCATTTAGCAAGGCAAATTCAGTTTCCATAGCAACACCACTTAATGTGCGGCTTTCTGTTGCACGTACAGCACCTGTGTTGGCCATTTTGTCAATGCTGCCAATGCCATGCTTCATTACATCTAGAATATTACCAACACTAGCACCAGCAAAGTCTAGAACATATGGTTTTAGACCTGGATCTAAGTTGTCAGGCATGTGTATGATAGCTCCTGCGCCAACACCTGCTTGTGTTTCTGGAGTCTTAACCAAACTAGGATGTGTATCTAGTCTAATGCTTTGGTCTATTTCGCTGGCACAGTTATAAAGGAAACGCTGCCAGTCAGCAATGTCTGCAATAGCACTGACACCAATGCCACGTACCATGCTGCGACGATTATAAGCACAAACAGCAGGGATAGCACCCAATTGATTAGGTTCTACATATTGGTCTTTAATTACTTTGTCTTTGGCATCAACTGTGCTAGTACGGATTTCAGTGCGTGTCCATTCTTTGATAGTGTTAACATCACCATTGACATCTTCTACGTATTTGAAATAGTCTAGTTCATAACGTCCAGCTGGGCTGCGTGTCCAACGCCAATCTAATACTACCAATGGTGTTAGTAAGTTTACATAAGGGCGCACTCCTAACATTTGTTCATCGGCACGTGTGGCCAAGTTTAAATTAGGTTTAGCTAGGATGATCCAGCAATGTCCAAATACATTGCTCCAAGTGCTGACATCCTTCATAAATGCATTTAGGCTGCGTCCATCCATGTCTGCATCGTTAAGAAAATCTTCTAGTTCTGGCATGCCTGTTAAGCTGCCATATTCTCTATCTGGTTCTTCACGGAATATAAAGCTGTTGTACACGCTGATAACGCTGGCACAGTGATTGTCTACTGGAGTAGCACGTAATCTAGCTTCATATTCAGCAGCAGTTTCTAATTGGTAGCGTGTTAATAGGCCTGCTTGTCTATAATCTTCGCCGCCCAAATAGCTTTGCATAAGGTAAAGCCATTGTGGGTAATAACCACTGAATATTCGGTTACCTGATAATAATTGTGTGACTTCTTGTTCTAATGCTGTAGTAACATCCATTT